CTCCTGAGGTGACTCAAGCTCCTGCTGCTACTGCACCAGCGCAGCCGGCGGTCGATGTAGATGCACTCCGGCGCAGTATCGAGGCACTGGAACGCAAAAACAAGGAGCTGGCAGATGAAAAGCGCAAGCTGCGGCAGTACGAAAAGATCGCTGAGCAGCTGCCGGATGGCGCTGACATCACTGAACTCATTGAATTCAAGCGCAACCACGAACAGCAGCAGCTTGAATCACAAGGTAAATACCAAGAAGCACGGCAAGCTCTGGAGCAGCAGTTCCGTGAGGCGACGGCGCAAAAGGACCAGCGCATTGCAGAACTAGAGGCCCGCATCCGCGAGCTGGAGCTGCTGACGCCTGCTGTCAGTGCATTGGCTGACATCGTGCATGATCCTGATCTGGTGCTCAAAACCAAGCTGAATGCTGATCAGATTGAACGCGAGGCGGACGGCACTGTGGTAGTCGTCAACGGCTACCAGCGCACACCAGTTACTGAATGGGCGCGTGCCACGCTGCCGGCATGGATGCAGAAGCAACCCAAACCGCAAGGCTCCGGTGCACCGGTTGGTAGCAGCACCAGCACGCTGCCGGCTGGGATGAAGAATCCATTCAGCCGTGAATCGTTCAACCTGACAGAACAAGCGCGGCTGTATCGCACTGATCGTGATCTATACGATCGCATGAAAGCAGCTGCTAACCGCTAAGCTGCTGAATAACCGGCTGCGCTGGTGATATGGGCTGCGCCCGACCGTAAACATTTTTCTGAGGATCAGTCATGGCGACTCTTCGCTCTGACATCATCATCCCCGAGATTTTTACTCCCTACGTGGTTGAGCAAGCCACCCTGCGTGATGCCTTCCTGGCATCCGGCGTGGTGCAGCCTATGGCGGAGCTGAATGCAACCGAGGGTGGTGATGTTGTCAACGTCCCCTTCTGGAAAGCTAATCTGACCGGCGACTTTGAGGTGCTGTCCGACAGCGCTTCGCTGCAGCCCGGCAAGATTGAAGGCGCCAAGCAAACTGGCGTCATCCTGCACCGCGGTAAGGCATGGGAAGCACGTGACCTTGCTGCTATTGCCGCTGGCGCCGACCCAATGGCTGCCATCGGTGAAAAGGTGGCGATGTACGTCAATAACCAGAAGCAGAAGGATCTGATCAAGATCCTGGAAGGTACCTTTGGCGCTCTGACCGGCGGCGATACCGTGGCCTTCTCTAACCTGCGCTTCGATACCTCCGGCGCTACCCCGCTCGGCCCCCGTCAAGTGGCCAAGGCTCGCAGCCTGCTGGGTGATCAAGGTGACAAGCTCACTGCTGTCGCAATGCACTCTGCCGTGTATTACGACCTTGTGGAGCGCAAGGCGATCGACTACGTGTCGGCCGCTGATGTGCGCGTCACCCCTGACACCGCAATGCCGGATGCCTTCGGTGGTAGCACTGCTGCTGCTTACGGCACTGACGCCAACGTGCCCTTCTACATGGGTATGCGCGTGATCGTCTCCGACGACCTTGCGCCTACCAGCACCAACTATCCGGTGTATTTCTTCACCCCTGGCGCAATCGGTAGCGGCGAACAGCTCGCTATGCAGACTGAAACCGACCGTGACATCCTCGCCAAGAGTGATGCCATGTCGATCGACCTGCACTACTGCTACCACCCGATGGGTGCACGCTGGAAGGCTGCTACCGTCAACCCCGACCGCGATGCACTTGCAACCGTGGGCAACTGGGAGCAGGTGTACGAAACCAAGAACATTGGTATCGTGCGCGGTACTGTCACCTCCAACTTCTGAGGTAACTAACGATGGCACAACCTTCCCAGTTTGAACTCAGCAATGAGCAGTATCTCGTTGCTACCCACTACGTGGCCAGCTCTGTGGCTGACGTGCAGTTCTTCACCGCTCCGGTGAAGTGCCAAGTGGTCGGCATCCGTGAGGTGCATGAAACCGCTGGCTCCGACGGTGGCGCCGTGACTGGCACCATCCGCCGCTGCCAAGGCACTGAAGCCGCCACTGCAGGCGACGACCTGCTGGGTACCACCAAGATCAACTTCAAGGGCACTGCTCTTACTGAGCAAACTCCTGCCCTAACCGACACCACCGCCAGCCTCACCCTTGATGCTGGCGATCGGCTGTCGCTGGATGTGACCGGCACCACCACCGCACTGGCTGGTGTGATCGTCACCGTCCTGCTGAAGCGGGTCTGATGGGCATGTTCGCCTTCCGGCGACTGCGTGATCGTGAGGCTGCTGCTACGGCGGTGGCCTCTCTTTCTATGGCAGAGCCTAAACTAGACCTACAGGAGGCATCGGCCGATGGCAATCACGATCAAGGCCGACGTGGGCGCGGCAGACGCAAACTCCTACCTGACGCTGACGGAAGCGCAGGCATTGATTGATGGCATGGTGGAAAATGCAGATGTCACCGCATGGGATGCTGCAACCACTGATGCCAAAAATCGTGCGTTAGCGGCTGCCACGCAACGGCTAGATCGTGAGCGCTTCCTCGGTGCACGCGCAACGGATACGCAGTCACTCCAGTGGCCGCGTACCGGCGTGCGGCGGCCGGATACCTATATCAACACGTACGCCATCGGGTTCCCGTTTCGGATCACCACCGACTACTACACCGAGACTGAAATCCCCGATCAGGTGAAGCAAGCGCAGGCAGTGCTTGCGGTTTACTTGAATAACAACCGCGACGGCTTGGGGCTCAGCGGCATCGAGGATTACAAGTCCGTCAGCATCGGTAGCTTGCGGATTGAAACAGCCGGAGCTAGCAGCACTGCATCCGGCGCTGATCGCGTGCCGCCGATTTTTGAGCGCTATTTGACTGGGCTTAGAATTAGTGGACCGGGCAATGTATCTATCCGCCGGAGCTGATCATGGATCGCGCTTACGCCATTGGTTTTGAATACATCAGCGACACCGTGGCGCATACCGGCCGGTTTCACGAGATCATGGCGCTGGAAGATTCGGTGATCGCATCCGCCGTGATCGAAAATCAAACGGGCAATACCTTCACCGCTGTACCGCTGAAAGCTGGTGATGAGATCAAAGGCGTATTCACCAGCGTGACACTGACCAGCGGCAAGGTGGTCGCTTACAAGATCTGATCATGTCAGTCCAGCCCGGCCAGTTCAATATCACCGATCTGCAGCGGCGGGCGGATTACGACCTGCAGTTGCAGTTCAAGGATGCTGATGGTAATCCGGTTGACCTGATTGGCTGGACTGTTTACGCACAAGTCTGGAATCAAGGGCGCAGCACGAAATATGCGGATTGGGCTGTCACCTACACCAACCGCAGCATCGGCTCTGTATCGCTTGCGCTGACGGATACGCAGACCGCAGCATTTCCGGATGAGTGCTACTGGGATGTACTGCTGGAGAATCCCGCTGGTTTGCGTAACTACTGGCTAGAGGGCATCGTCTACGTCAGCGAGGGTTATACGGCATGACGAGCGTTGCCGTTACCACTCAGCAAGCGACGGTTACGGTAACGACCGCCAGCAGCGTCACGGTTGTACCGACCACTCAAACTGCTGCGGTGGTTGTGCAGGCTGGTGTCGTTGCACCCGGCGGCATTGCACGCGACATCCTTGAAAAGGTCAGCGGCGCCGACTACCACACACGCTGGACCAGCACGCCGGAGCTGGATGCACTCAGCTTTGATCTAGCGGCAGGCATCACACCTGTACCGGGCCAGCTGGCGTGGAATATTGACGAAGGCACTGTTGCGCTCGGCAAGGGCAACATCAGCAACTACCTCGGCGAGGAAACCGTGGTGCTGTGCCGCAATGCGAGTAATACCGTTGCGATCCCGAAGGGCACTGCGGTGATGTTCGCCGGCACGCTCGGCGCTAGTGGCCGGATCAAGGTGGCGCCGATGGTGGCCAATGGCACGCAGCCGGGTTATGTGTTCTTCGGTGTGACCGCAGAAGCCATCGCCGGCAGCAGCGACGGCTATGTGTCGGTGTTCGGCAAGATCAAAGGCATCAACACCAGCGCCTACGCGGAAGGTGCAATCCTGTGGTGCAACCCTGCAGTGCCAGGTGGATTCACCGCAACAGAACCACAGGCGCCGAATCTCAAGCTTGCCGTTGCTGCGGTGCTCAGCAGCAAGAACAATGGCACGATCTTCGTCCGGTGGGATACCGGCCGCCGCCTACAGGATCTGCATGATGTTGAAGCCAACGGCGGAAAGTCTGACGGCGATGTGCTCACCTATGTGGCCGCCAACAATCGTTGGGAAGCCAAAGCGCCAACTGGAGGCAGCGGCGCCAGTGGCGTGATCCTTGAATCGAAGCAAGTAATCAGCCAGGACTACACACTCACCGCCGGCAGTAATGGCATCTCACAGGGGCCTGTTGAGATCGCGGCTGGCTACACTGTGACCATACCGGCCGGCGCTATTTGGGGGATCCTGTAAGTGGCATTTGGCAGGCTAAAGGTTGACGAACTAGAGACTTCAACGCAGGTCGTTAGTGTTGATGCGCTCGGCAGCGGCGTCAGCGATGGCAATAAGGGCGATGTAACTGTCTCAAGTGGCGGCACCGTATGGTCTGTAAACGATGGCGCTGTTGCGCTGAATGAGCTGAGTGATGTCACGCTCACCAGCCCATCAGACGGTCAATCGCTGAGCTACAACGCCGCCACTGGGCAGTGGGTCAACAGCACCCCAGCCGGCGGCGGCACAGTGACCAGCGTCGGGCTAGCGGCGCCCACGGGTTTTAGTGTCAGCGGCTCGCCCGTCACTAGCAGCGGCAACATCACGCTGAGCTTTGCGGCGGGTTACAGCCTGCCAACCACAGCAAGCCAGGCGAATTGGGATACGGCCTACAGCGAGCGTCTTTACTGGGATGGTGGCGCCACGGGGCTCAATGCTTCGACGGGCCGCACGAGCCTTGGCCTTGGGAACAGCGCAACGCTCAATGTCGGCACCACCACGGGCACCGTAGCGGCAGGTGATGACAGTCGATTCACGACTGATCTGAGCTACACGGCGAGCACTCGCCTGCTTGCCAGCTCAACCGGCGCTGACGCAACGCTGCCTCTGTTCACAAGCACTGACGCGGGCCTTGTGCCTGGCAGCGGTGGCGGAACTGCCAATTTCCTCAGAGCAGACGGCACCTGGGCATCACCTCCCGCTGGTAGCGGTGGTATCACGGATGGCGACAAAGGCGACATCACGGTTTCGGACAGCGGCGCCACGTGGCTGATAGATGCTGGCGTTGTTGATACCAGCAACCTTGGCGGTGACATCACCGCTGCAGGCAAGGCGCTACTCGATGACGCTGATGCAGCTGCACAGCGCACAACGCTCGGACTCGCCACGGTCGCTAGCACTGGCGCCTACAGCGACCTAAGCGGTACGCCGTCAATTCCCGCCGCAGCTGATGCCACGCCGCAACCACTCGGCACTGCAGCGATCGGCGCAAGCACCGACTACGCCCGCGAGGATCACGTTCATGCAATGCCCAGCGCGGCAGACGTTGGCGCTGATCCGGCCGGCACTGCATCGAGCGCAGTCAGTTCGCACGAAGCCGCTGCGGATCCTCATCCAGGCTATGCGCTAGAGAGCAGCCTTGGCGGTGCTGCACTGCTGAACGTCGGCACCACTATTGGCACGGTGGCTGCGGGCGATGACAGCAGATTTGTCCCAGCAGGGGGAACCACCGGACAAGCCCTGATCAAAAGTAGTGGCACTGACTACGACGCCTCATGGAGTGATCTCCCAGCGCGAACAACGACCGCGGCAGGTGTACTTCCGGCCACCAGTTATGCGGCAATCACTTATGCCGCTACGGTCAACCTTGATCTTGCTGCACTTGACGGGCAATATCGCACGATCAGCCTCACTGGCAACCTGGCGCTCACCACAAGTAACCGCGCAGCGGGGCGAACAGCAGTCATTCGCATTATCGCCGATGCGTCACAGCGAACACTTACCTTCCCGGCTGATTGGAAGTTTCTCGGCACCAAGCCAGCGAACATCGCTGCATCTAAGACCGGCGTGCTGAGCCTCACTTTCTTCGGCACCGCCGATTCTGATTGCGTCGCCGCCTGGGGGGTGCAGGGATGATGGCCAACCTCGTACGCATTGTTGATGGGGCCGTCAAGTGGCCCTACTCGCTGGGACAACTCAGGCTGGATGATCCATCGCAGTCGTTCTCGTGGTCGCCGAGTGATACAGAGTTGGCGCACTACGGCGTGTATCGCGTTGAGCCTAGCGATCCACCTGTTGCGGATCCAGCCCTGGAGAAAGCGATCCAGGCGCAGCCTTCCGAGATTGACGGCAAGTGGACGCAGCAGTGGGAGCTGGTTCCGCTCACTGCTGAGGAGCAAGCTGTTTATTACGCCGCTACACACCCGCCGCGCTGGCTGGAGTTCGGCCAAGTGGTACAGCAGGAGCCCAAGATCAACGCACTGTTGGGCAAGGCGTTAGTGGATGCACCGGCCTTGGCGATGGCGCTGTCCGTAGGGCTGGGCAAAGCCGCTGATGGTGACTCCCGGATCTTCCTCGCCGCTTGGAACTCGGCGTTGGCATTGGGACTGATCAACGCAGAACTGATCACACTGATGCAAGATGCAGCACAAGCGCATGATCTGCCTGCTGAGTTCATTACCGGCTTGGCTAGAGGTGCGTCGTGAATCTACTGCTGAGTGATCCGGCGTTTCTGTCAGTAGCTGCAGCGATCAGTGGAGGCGGTGGCTATGACTCCGACGCTCAAGCGTACATCACCGCCGTTGAAGCTGCAGATGGTCAAGCACTTGAAACCGCGGTCAAGGATGCAATCAATGCTTTTGTCGTTGGCTGCAAGGCTGATGGTATTTGGAACGCAATCAAGGCAAGTTGCATCCTTGCTGGTGCTAGGACGCTGAATGGGGCTCTGGTTCCGTTGACTGGTACTGCGCCTACCAACTACAATTTTCTTTCTAGTGACTACAACAGAAAAACCGGACTAAAGGGAGACGCAACCACCAAGTATCTTGACAGCAACCGAGCGGCAAATGCTGATCCAACCAACGATTTTCATTTATCCATCTATCAAACGGAAGTATTTACATCAGGAATAGGCATTATTGGACAAGATAATACTGGGTTTAGGACGGCAATTTACACCAGTGGTTCTGCTATTAGAACTGTTAAGGTAGCACTACCTGGAACTAATTCTGTCGGTTTTTTGGGCGGCAGTCGAAGTTCTTCTACCAGCTATGAATTTAGAAGACTTGGTACAACCAGTACTATAACTGCAAATAGCGGAGCACCGTCTTCATCAAACATTATGGTGTTTAGACGAGATGCCGCTGTTAGTGATGGAGTCAATTCTCGACTTTCCTTCTACTCCATCGGCGAATCCCTAGACCTCGCACTTCTCGATGCCCGCGTCACCACACTGATCAATGCGTTCAGCACAGCTATTCCCTAGCCACCCCTCGTAGTCGCAATGGTTTCTGTGCCCAGCTCAGTAACATAAACCCATGACCCTCGCCAACTCACTACGCGCCACTGCATCAAAGCTGATGGCAAAATTCGGCGGCACTGCAACCATCCGCCGCGTTACCACTGGCGCGTACAACCCGACTACCGGCACCATCAGCCAGACCAGTAGTGACATCGCAGTGCGTGGTGTGCTGCAGGATGTCAACCTGCGCGAGGTGAATGATCTGATCCAATCGACAGATAAGCGGCTGTTGATTGCAGCAGCGGATCTAACGGCAGCACCAACAACAGCGGATGAGGTATTGATCAGCGGCACCACATATCAAGTGATCCGCGTGGATACAATCGAGCAGGACAATACAGCAATCACTTACGAGCTGATCCTAAGAGGTTGATCA